ATATACCGGTTAGCACTTCTCCCACCGTAATGGTAGTGTAGGTGGGGGATAGGGCGCCTGCGCCCGAACCATTCCCCCACCGTAACGGACCCTTCCCTATAGGCCTCGCGGCCTGAGCGGCTGTGCGAAAGATGCGTACTCACCTACTCGTGGTTCTCCCACTCCCAGACCAGCTTGTGCCACCCAGTTATCTCGCCCATCAAATTCTCCACCAAAAAACTCGATTCCGTTTGGTGACTCATACTCGGGAGGGTCAACAGCGAACTTCCAATCAGCGTATTTGCTGAGACTGGTGAAGCTGCACGCTGCAGCCTTTGGATCAAGTTCGTGAACAAGCTCCCAAAACTGTCCTCTGCTCTCAGCAGCTGTAATCGCAGACCATTTGTCAACAGTCGTCTTGCCATGTCCCCCACGTTCGGGTCTTCCGAGCCCTCCGGCGACGACGTTCCCATCCTTGATGCAATAATCGTAACCTTTCTCAGGTGTTCCTTTAGAAGCGACGACATTTGGGTGGTAGCCGCCCACATCGAATTTTCGACAATCTCTTGTTCGATACTTCTTGCCGAAATCAACGAAAGCGTGGAGGTGAGTGCCTCCATCCTCATGATCTTCTCGTCCAATGATACACTCTGCTGAAAGAGAGCTAAAGAGTTCCACAACTGCCCAAGGACACAAATCCTTGCATTGAGCGTACGTGAAGAGTGCATAGCGCGCGTGGAAACTGAATGACATAATCGGTGGTTCTTGAGGTCCCTGGGCAAACTAATGTTATAGCCCAGGGACACGGGGACACTTCACACTATAAATACCCGTGTTCCTCCCACCCAAACTGTTGACCCAACAAATCCCCCAACATGTTTCTTTCTCTCAACAAAAATGGCCAGATCTCGATTTCGCTCCAGGCGGAGACGCTATTCCTCTCGGACGAAGTCTATCCCCTCGTCTCGATACATCCGCACCAATCGTTCAAGGTCATACCGACGCCCCGTCCCTCGCACTCGGAGAGTCATGTCTCGGAAGTCAATCCTGAATGCCACGTCACGGAAGAAGCGCAACGCAATGATGACGTACTCGAACACCAATGCGACTGATGGGTCCACACGAGCTGTTGGACCTCTCCCCCTCACCGTCAACGGGATCAATGGCGGCCGCGTACTTTGGTGCGCCACTGCCCAGGATCTTACGTATGGCACTGACCTTGCCAAGGTCGGCCAGGACGCCTCGCGGACTTCTCAAACCTGTTATATGCGTGGTCTAAGCGAGCATATCCGTCTTCAGACTAGCTCCTCTATTTCGTGGCTTCACCGCCGTATATGTTTCACTTACAAGGGCCCCTTGTTTACCCAATCTTCTACCGCCGATTCTCCTACTCAGCCCGTTTTCACCTATTTGGAGAACAGCCAGGGTATTCAGCGCTTGGCGTTCAACGCCAATATCAACAATATGACCAACACTATCAACAACAACGATGGTATCATTTTCAAAGGCGCTAGTGGCGTCGACTGGAACGACCCTATTCTAGCGGTTGTCGACACTCGTCGTGTCACGGTCAAGTTTGACAAAACTTGGACCATTCGTTCTGGTAACGAGCGGGGTATAATGACAGAGCGCAAGCTGTGGCATCCCATGAATCAGAATATTGTCTATGATGATGACGAGACTGGCGGGACGGAGCAAACTTCATTTCTTTCTGTTGACTCCAAGGCCGGCATGGGGGATTATTATGTTTATGACATCATCACAGCTGGTTCCGCAGCAACTTCATCTGATTTGCTCGTGATGAATTTCAGCTCTAATCTGTATTGGCACGAAAAATAGTTTCGTTGCACTCCACAAATATACAGTTCTTCTCCATCCAGTCAATGTCTGCCTGCAACATGTCCAATCTCGGGTCCGTGTTGCTTACCCATATGCTTGGCTTACCCCACTTCGCCAAGATAGGTTCCCTGTATAACACCTTCACTGAAATATATGCCTGGCACCCTAACCATTCTTTGAACGAATGAAAGAACTTCATTCCGCCTCTGATGTCATCGAACACCGCGTACTCCACGTCATTGTCGGATGCTTTCATGCACTCCGCCCCGCTTACCAGGCCCACACAGTATATGTGCTTGCCTAGACTTCTCGCCCACAGGGTTTTTCCTGTGCGACTCTCTCCGTACAAACACAAACTTAAACACCGTCCTATATACCGGTTAGCACTTCTCCCACCGTAATGGTAGTGTAGGTGGGGGATAGGGCGCCTGCGCCCGAACCATTCCCCCACCGTAACGGACCCTTCCCTATAGGCCTCGCGGCCTGAGCGGC